ACGCAGCCAATGCTATCCGTCAGGTTCCTAAGACCGCAGACCGTCAGACGCTTCTCCAAGCTCTGAACATGCCTCGTGCTCTCACGGACGATGAGGTAACAGCCCTCCGAGCACTCCCTCATGGGGACGCTGTAGCTGATGCTATCCAGATGCGCAACCGCGCTATGGCGATGACTGCTGCTTCTCCTGCCAGTTCCAATCCGATCTTGGCTATGGGACGCACAGGTGTCGATAACGGTCTCCTTGGTACCGCTGCGTATGCCACGGGTCACCCTGTCATCGGTATGGCACTGAACTCTGGGTTCGCTCGGAACCTCGCTGGTCGCCTCTTGGGTGGCCGTGAGAACCGCACGGGGAACATTGCATCGTGGCTCAAGCAAGGGGACAACGCTGAGGCGTTCCTGAATAAGTACGGTAACTCCGCGGCAAACCAGAGTGCCCAGGACCTCCAGACTGGTCTGCAACAGATGCAGAACTTCCAAGGTCCGATGCCTCAGGGTGCTCAGGGTTCCCAAGGTGCTGCGATGCAGGGTGCCCGACAGGCTGCTGCTGCCCAGGCTGCATTGGCTAAGGCTCAGGCTGCTCGGGATGCTCAACAGGCTGCGAACCTCACGAACTCTGTGAAGATTCGACAGCAACAAGCTGCTGCTCGTCAGGCTGCTGCAACGGCTCAGGCTAACCAAGCGGCTCAGGCTCAGACCACTGTGGAAGCTCAGGCTGCTCAACAGGCCCAAGCCGAACAGGCTCGTGCTGCTCAGTACGCCCAACAGCGCCAACAGCAATCCGCTTCTGTCCGTCAGCAACAGGCTGCTCAAGCTGCTCAACAGCAACAGGAAGCTGCGGCTCAACAGGCTGCTCAGGCTGCATCACAGCAACGAGCCAGTCAGTACGCCCAACAGCGTCAGGCTCAGTCCGCTGAGGTCCGTGCTGCCCAACCGACTCCTGTGGACCCTGCGGTAGCCATGGCTCAACAGGCCCAAGCTGCCAAGGATCGTCTTGCTGCACGTGTGGCTGCTCGTCAGACTGCTAACACTGCTGACAATGTGGCTAAGGGTCGAGTTGCTGATGCTGCTGCCAAGCAAGCTGAGGCTCAAGCCAAGGTCGATAAGGTTGCCTCGGGTGACTTTACGGATGCTGACTTCAACAAACCGGCTGTCAAGGTGATGCTGGCCCATGTGGACAGTCCTGACCTCGATTCGGTGAAGAAAGCCCTGTCTGAGATTGCCACGGAAGAGCCTGCAGTTGGTGCTACGGCTGCTCACTTGCTCACCCCAGGGTCCAAGAAGATCAACTACTACACCCTTCAGCAACGACTCCAGAACAAGTTGGGGGTCCGTGAGCCTGAGGTTGGTGAAGTGGACAAGATCATGGGCCGAACTCCGGCTCCTTCGAGTGGTGATGGTGCTCTTTCGGGGGCCATTCAGAACCCTCAGGCATACCAAGCCCAAATCAACCGTAGGCAAGCGCAGGTTTCCCATGCTGTTACCCAAGCTCCTACGCCAGAGATGGCTGTAGTGGCTCATCAGATGGGCGGTGAATCGTCTCCGGCAATCAAGCAGCAGGCTTTTGATGCGGTTATGGCTAAAGCGTCTGCTAACGAGAAGGAATACCTGAAGAAATTCGTGGAGCCTTTGATCTCATATGGGAAATAAGTGAAAACCATTGAAGTTTTGAACCTGCTGGAGGCCTTTGGACGCATTGAAGGCTCTCCGGCACTAACCAACGAAGAAAAGGCCGGCATCGGGAAGGAGATATTGCGTCAACTTCCCTTTGCACACCTTGCATCTGCCTCACACGCCTCTATTGAAGCCGTTTCTCGGTCCATTGGGGAGCGTGTAGCAACCTTGGAGAAAGAGAGTGAGCGAAGAATCACCGAAGACACCCGGAAGATCGACAGCCCGAGTAAAGAAACACAAAAGACCCGACAGCCACTTCGCAAAGCTCCAGCAAACCCCTGAGGGACGTGCTCAGTTAGCTGAGTGGCGGTCTCGGAGTAGTCATTCTGGGCGTCCCCATGGGGCAACCGATGGGTTCACTCAGAAGACTCGTACCAAAATGATCGCTAAGGCCCGCGCCGAGGCAAAGGACCTAATGATTCATATGGAAAAGAAAGGATACGTCATCCCGAAGGATGAACATGCCAAGGAAGCCCTGGAAGTTGTGATTACGGAGATGCGCCGCAAGGACATTAGCCCTAAGGACAAGATTTCAGCCGCTGCTTTGCTCCTCACGTACACCTTGGCTAAACCGGCAACGGAAACGACCATGAATGTGCGCAAAGCCGAGGACTTCTTGAATGACCTCGCTCTTGAAATGAAGGATGACAAATAGTGTGTGAGCTTAAGGCCTGCACTCGTTGCGGGCAGTCAAAGCCACTATTCGAGTTTGGGAAAGACGCCAGAAATACTGGCAGCGGTCTAAAGGCTGAGTGTAAAGCTTGTGCGCGTGCATACGCTAACGCTCGGCCCCGCGACAACATCAACCGCCTAGCTATGGAAGGCTACTACAGGCGCACTTTTGGCCTTACCCGAGAAGAGGTAAAGGCAAAGAAGGAAGCTGTAGGCAACCGCTGTGAGATATGCGGTGACCTTGTAGGAAGACTTGTCGTGGATCACAACCACGCCACCGGTGAGGTGCGGGGGATTCTCTGCACAAACTGTAATAGCGGTATCGGAAAACTAAAAGATTCGCCCTCTGTTTTGGAGGCGGCAATCGCCTACTTAACATCACGAGGGCACTATGGACCCACAACTGGCAGTCCGTAAACGACTACTAGAAGACTTCACCTTCTACGCCAAACACTGCTTAAAGATTCGTACGAAAGAGGGTTCTATTGAGCCTCTGGTTCTCAATGAGGCCCAAACGATCTTCGTCGAGAAGTGTATGAAGCAGCTTCAAGAGACAGGAAAGATTCGAGCGATTGTCCTTAAGGGGCGTCAGCAAGGTCTCTCCACCGTCATTGAAGGGATGCTCTACTGGTATGTATCGCAACACCGGGCAGTGAAGGCAATCGTGGTTACGCACTTGGGGGAATCTACCAAAGCCCTTTTTGACATGTGCAAACGGTACCACGACTCATGTCCTGAGGCCCTTAGACCACAGACCAAATACTCCTCACGTAAAGAACTTGCATTCAACCTGCTTGATAGCTCCTATATGGTGGCTACGGCTGGTGGTGAGGGCATTGGGCGTGGCGAAACGATTCAGCTTGCCCACCTCTCTGAAGCAGCTTTCTATCCTCCCGCTACAGCCAAAGACAACATCAACGGCCTGTTCCAAGCTATCCCTAACGCCCCCGGCACGATGGTATTCATCGAGTCCACGGCGAATGGGATTGGGAACCCTTTCCACAATATCTGGACTGCGGCTGTAGAAGGTAAGTCTGAATTCGAGCCTGTGTTCATCGAGTGGTTCCTTCAGAAAGAATACCGCTCCCCTGTTCCCAAGGGGTTCCAAAGAACGCCTAAGGAAGAGGAGCTAGTCAAGCTGTACGGGCTGGATGATGAGCAACTGATGTTCCGCAGGCACAAGATAGCCATCAACGGTGAGGAGTTATTTCAACAGGAATACCCCTGCTGTGCTGATGAAGCCTTCTTGACCACTGGACGCCCTGTGTTCAACCAGCAGCAGATGCAGACGCTGATAAATGACGCCCCTGACATCAAGCAACGCCTGGAGCTTATTGGTGACGAGTTTGAGGCTACTCCTCGGGGTGACCTTCTGCTCTACAAGACGGTTGACCCAGGTGAGGCTTACTACATTGGTGCTGACGTTGCCATGGGTATCCGAGGTGGCGACTGGTCCGTAGCTCAGATTCTTGACTCCAAGAAGAGACAGGTCGGTATCTACAGGTCTCAGGTTCACCCTGACTACTTCGCTACCGTCCTAGAGAAACTTGGGCACTTCTTCAACACAGCGAAGATCGCCGTCGAGAATAACAACCACGGCATCCTGACTGCTACCCGATTGGGCAAAGACCTTGCCTATCCCAACATCTACTTCGAGACCAAGGTCGACACGCAGACCGAGGACGAGACCATCACCTACGGCTTCCGTACCACTGTCAAGACCAAGCCTCTCATCATCGACAAGCTTCGTGCTGCGTACCGTGAGAAGGACATCGAGGTCTATGACAAGTTGACCCTTCGTGAGTGCCTTACTTACGTGGTCAAGGACGATGGAAAGATGGAAGCGGAGTCTGGGTGTTACGACGATTGTGTCATGTCCCTCGCAATAGCGAACTTCATACATGAAGGCCACTTCACTCCCGTGGAGAGTACTTCTGAATATTACATCGAGATGATTTAAACAATGGCTAAGGCTTCCAAAAAGTTTCAGCCTGTGGATGACAGTGAACTCAAGGTTATCGTAGGGAAACACGTTCAATCGAGCGTGCTCTACTATGACTCGAAGCTGTCCAAAGAGCGTATGGATGTCATGGAGTATTACCATGGCAATCGTCCTAAACCCGCTCACGCAGGTAATTCGAAGTACGTCTCTATGGACGTTTTCGATGCTGTGGAATCCCTGAAGGCTGTCCTTCTGGAAACCTTCTCCGCAGGCAACAAGATTGTCTCCTACGATCCCCAGACTGACGCTGATGTCGAGCCTATGCGGATCGCAACGGAGTATGCAGACTACGTAGTCCATCGTCAGAACGATTCCTACGGCATCTTCTCGAGCATCATCCAAGATGGCCTGATGGCTCGGAACGGGATCGCTAAGGTCTATTGGAGCGAAGAGTACGAGGACCAAGAAGAAGAGTTCCACAACCTGGACCTTCAGACTGCCGAACTGCTCTCCAATGACCCTGATGTCTCCGATGTCTCCCTCGAGCACAACCCGGACACCGGGCTGTTCGATGGTACCTTGATTCGCAAGGTAGACAAGTGCCAAGTGAAGATCGATCCGATTCCCCCTGAGGAATTCCTGATCACCTCCACGGCTTCATCGATCGAAGCGGCTCCCTTCGTAGCCCATAGAACCCGAAAGACTCGTACTGAGTTGATCAACATGGGTTACTCGAAGAAGCTCGTCTACGCTATCGATGATAACGATGGTGCCGATGAGATGAACATGGACCCAGAGCGCCTAGCACGCTTTGAGGACCTTGGTGTTGGTCTCCTGAACCTGGATGAAGTCGAGAACCAGGAACAGACCGAGCATGTGATCGTGTATGAAGCGTACATGAACATCGATATGGACGGGAAGGGTGCCGCCAAGTTGTGGAAGGTCACAATGGCTGGCAACACCATTCTCGACAAGGAACAGTGTGATAAGAAGCCGTTCCTCTCGTTCTGCCCGGTACCTCTGCCCCATGCGTTCTATGGTGGCAACTATGCTGCCCGAGTGATCCCTACGCAGAACGCTCGTACTGTGCTGGTCCGCGGCATTCTCGACCATACCGTTGTCACCAATAACCCCCGCATGATGGTGGTGAAGGGTGCCGTGACGAACCCCAAGGAACTCCTAGAGAACCGTGTGGGTGGTCTGGTGAACGTGACGAGGCCGGATGGCATCATTCCGCTCCCACAGCCGGGTCTTAATCCCTTCGTATTCCAGACGATTCAGTTGCTGGATGACGATAAGGAAGAGGTCACTGGGGTATCCAAGCTGTCCCAAGGTCTCAATAAGGACGCAGTGTCGAAGCAGAACAGTCAGGCAATGGTGGAGAACCTTGTCGGCCTGTCTCAGCAACGCGAGAAGATCATCGCTCGTAACTTCGCCAATCACTTCATCAAGCCCCTGTACCTCGAGGTCTATCGTCTGGTTCTTATGAACGAGAAGAAGACCAAGATCATCAGGCTCGCAGGGAACTTCACGGAAGTGAATCCCCAAGAGTGGACCGAGGAAGTCACTTGCACCATCGAGTTGAAGCTTGGCTACGGTGAACAGGAAGCTGAGGCTCAGAAGTACATGGGTCTCCATACGTCCCTCTCGGCTGTCGATGGTGGCTCTGGTCGTCTCTACTCCGAGCAGAACAAGTACGCCCTGATGCAGACCGCCTTGGACAAGACAGGCATCAAGCAAATCAACCGTTACCTCACTGATCCTAGCACCCTTCCGCCTGTCCAGCCTGATCCTAATCAAGTCAAGGCTCAGGAACTCGAGGAACGCCAAGTGGCTGTCCAAGAGCAGATGGCTCAGACCTCGGCTCAGAAGGTTAGCGACCACGCGACCCTTGAACAGATGCGTCTCAAGATTGAGCAGATGCAAGCTCAGTTGGATGCACAGAACAAGAGCAAGGAACTCAGTATCAAGGAATTCACTGCTTCGTCTGAACTGGCTCTCAAGAC